CAACTGAGGAATTGCCCAAGACATGGGACTGGATCAACGTCCCGTTGTCAGTAGATTTCGAAATATGTGATGTGGATGCCAGTTGGGCCGAAAAGAAAGAATTAGTACTAACTTAATAAATAAATCATGGGGTAGACATGCCTGCTCCTGGTGGAAAACGAGAGTACTAACAAAAAAACATTTAATATTTACCCAAAAATTAAAATTTTTTTCGTATAATATAGAAAGAGTAATTGTTGGAGTGGGGAAGGGGTCACGGGTATTTCATGATCATAGGGGGTTTAGTTTGTGACTCCTTCCCTTTTTAAAGTATAAACTTAATCACAGTTGATATGGACTTCAAAAAGTTAAATCAAAAAATTCAGAGCCAGTTCTTGAAAATGTGTGCTTCAGGCATGCTCTTCAGGGCCTCGGCTTCCGGACAAGAGTTATGGGATTTATACCTATCCTCTTTTGAGAACGAAATGATCTTCAGAGATCCGGAAAGCTCAGTACACAATTGCAACAACTGCAAGAACTTCATTCGCAGGTACGGCAATATCATCTCCATCAATGAGAGCGGTGGGATTGATACCTTGTTTTCTAACATCAATTCTGTTGGGGAATACACAATTCCGATCATTGCCTTGGATACATTTATCCGCTCTTCTACAATTCAAGGTGTGTTTTTTGAAACATATAAAGAGTTGAATGAGAACCTGACTTACGAGCGTTGCAAGAAAACTCAAACCACGTTTAAGCTTGGCATTGCCTCCAACTTCAAAAAATATACCCAGGAGGAAGTGGACAAATTCGGTATTGTCAATACCGAAACTATTTATGAGTTCAACCATTTCAATCTGGACCTACCCAAGCAATTCGTAGATTTCTCCGGAGACTCAATCGAGAAAATCACAGCCAGTTACCGGGACAAGTACGTGGTATTCAAAAGGGCTATGGAAGAGATTCCACTGGATACATTGTGTTTGGTGGAAGACCTGATTAAGCAGGGTTCTTTACTTGATGGAAATGCCCATCTCCATTCTGTTCAAGAAATAAGTGAATGGCGAGCAGCCTATGATGCTTGTCCCACCGATACCTGGTTGTGGCAGTCCACTTATAATATGGATGAACGTGTGGCCAAATTCAAAAACACACTGATCGGTGTGCTCTGCACGGAGCTGGCCGAAGGCATGGAACTGAATAAGGCCTGTGAGAACTGGAACAAGCGTGTGGATCCTGTGAATTACCACAAGGCCACTGCTCCCATTACTCAGAAGCAGATCGCTGAAGCCAAGAAATTCGTTGAGGAAAATGGATATGAGAAGTCCTTTGCAAGGAGGCTGGTCAGCATTGATGATATCAAAGCATCTGAAATTCTCCACCTCAATTCCGGAGATGGCAAGGTCAAAGATGTGTCCGTATTTGATTCGGTGAAAGCCTCCTCAACTCGTCACAAACGTAGTGAGTTCAAGAAGCTGGATGAGGTTCCCATTGACAAGTTTATGTCTGATATCCTGCCCTCATGCACTTCAGTTGAGGCTTACTTGGAAAACAGGATGGAAGGAAATCTCGTCACCCTGACCAAAGCTGTGGATGACACTGCAAAGCAAATCACGAAATGGAATGGTGAGGCCAACAACTATTCCTGGACTTTCAAAGGCAACCTAGCCGGAAAATCCCAGATAAAGCAGGCCGTAAAGGATGCTGGTGGGAATGTAGAAGGTGTTCTGAACTTTAGATTGGCCTGGAATGATGGTGATGGCAGTGACAACTCTGATTTGGATGCTTGGGCACAGGAACCTGGTAATACCAAAATTGGATATAACACAGGATTCAGAAAGGATCTAGGCAGAGGTAATTCCAGATCACCCCTGTCCGGTCAGTTGGATGTGGACAATACCAATCCACATGGCAAACTCGCAGTTGAGAACATTACCTGGATAGATCAATCCAAGATGCGTGATGGCGTGTACAAATTGTGGGTAAATCAATACAGCGCTCGTAATTCCCAGGGATTTAAGGCTGAGATTGAATTTGATGGGGATGTCTTTTCCTACGAATATAATCAGCCCGTTCGTGGTAATATAGCTGTAGCGATAGTTACCTTGAAAGATGGGCAGTTCTCTATTAAGCACGGACTTCCTGAAACCATGTCCTCAAAAGAAATGTGGGGATTGGCAACAAACCAATTCCATAAAGTCAATCTGATCTGTAAATCCCCCAACCATTGGGGAGAAAATGCGATTGGAAATCAGCACTACATGTTTATGCTGGCTGACTGTAAGATCGATGCACCTGTCAGGGGATTCCATAACGAGAACCTGCTTCCGGATTTGCTCAAGCACAAGAAGGTGCTGGAGGTTCTGGGAGCTACGAATATGATCGAACCATCTGATAAGCAATTATCAGGTATTGGATTCAATGCCACTGTAAGAGATGAACTGGTGGTAAAATGTGCCGGTACTCATCAAAGGATGTTAAAAATTAAATTCTAAATCATAAGATCATGTACAAAAAAGCAAGTCAATTACAATTACGTTTCAACACAACAAAAGGTCAATTGACCGTAGAACAATTGTGGGATTTACCCCTGTCCATGTTAGATTCCCTGGCCGTTTCCCTGGAAGAAGAGTATAAGAAATCCGGTAAAAAGTCTTTTCTTGTGGCCAAGTCGAAAAAGGATAAGGAGCTAAAGCTCATGTTTGATATTGTCCTGGACGTTCTGACTACGAAAGTAGAAGAAGCTGAAGCAGCTAAGTTAGTTGCTGAAACAAAGGAACACAACCAGCGTATCTTGGGGCTGATCAAGCAAAAGCAAGATTCTGAACTGGAAGGTAAATCCATCGAAGAGCTGGAGAAGCTCTTGAAGTAGTGCCAATTTCTATACGTTCTTTGAAAACATTTAAGAAGCAAAATCCAACCGCTTAAAGGAAGGAATGAGCACGAAGTTAAAATCGAACAGGTCCAATAACCACCTGGAGCGGCAATGGTCGGGAGAGTCCTCAGTGACATGGGGATTATGTCACTCTCCCGTAATATGACAGTATAGCTCAACTGGATAGAGTACGGCAATACGGATGCCGGGGTTGGGGGTTCGAATCCTTCTACTGTCACTAATTAAATTTAAAGTATTCGTCCGTACGGTAGAATGAACTGAGACAGATACTCAGAGAGATTGACAAACGAGGGTCCAGCTGAAAACCTTCTTATTAATAGGTAAACACCATATATTGATAAGTAAACGCTGGAGAATGGCGGTATAGCTCAGTTGGTAGAGCAGGATAGGTGATCAAGGGAAATACCCGTAGATGTACGCCCCGTCGGAGGTTCGAGTCCTTCTACCGCCACTACATTGAAAATGATATGAAAGAACATACATTAAAAGTTGGTTTAAAAATTCTTGAAGAGCGAGATGATGATCAAAAGACACTTGATAAAGTAGAAGATGCTTTGAAGAGAGAAGATGCTTATTTTGTAGTTAAGACAGGACAAGGCAATAGTCTATTAACTATAGATAAAGTAGTGATTGTACGAAGAGCATTGGATCATTATGCAGCATATTTGAAAACCCAAATAATTTTTGCAAACCAACAAATAGAAGAACTTGACGATTATGAGAACGCAAGATGAAATAGTTGCCCGTATTGATGAAATCAAGGAATGGGATATCTTTGGATTCCAAATCGGAGATCTGATTTACTGTTTGGATTATGAACACGCCAAAAAATACCTCAAAGAAGGTGATGAGGGCCCTACAGAAAATGAATGGTCTGAACATGTTATTGAACCTACTGAGGAGAATATCAAAAAGACAATGAAAGAGTACATGGAGTTTGCTTGGGACAAAGCCAATAATTGTCGGGGAATGTCTGCTAGCCGATCCATGTCACACTACATGGCCTGGATTTGGTTGCTGGGAGATGAGGAAGTTGAGTACTTTGGGGATCTTGAAAGCTATCAATATTATGGCAAGGACAATCTAGTCAAAATCTGTGAACGCTATGGCTGGGATCATACCCAATGGGATGACGGAATAAGAAGTAATAGTGAATATTAAAGATAAATTGTTATGGACTATGAAAAAGACATGCACATTGATGAGGAAGCTCTAGATGTGGAATTACTAAATCAGCCAGAAAGGGTGTATAAGTACAGCAAACTCCTGGCCGAAGCAAAACAAGAATTGGAATTGGCCAAGGAAAACCTGTCCCTGGTAAAAGCCGAAATTGATTTGGATATTCGGGATAATCCAGATAAGTATAAGCTGCAGAAAGTCACAGAAACAGCTATCACCAATATCATTCTCTTAGAAGAAGAATACAAGGAAGCCCAGGCCCGTCTGAACAAGGCCATGTATGAGGTAAATGTGCTTCAGGGTGCTGTGTATGCTATTAATGATCGCAAATCTTCCCTGGAGAACCTGGTAAAGCTACATGGGCAGGATTACTTTGCCGGACCATCTATCCCCCACAATCTCTCTGAACTTAGAAAGGAGAAGCAAGAGGAGCTCCATCACAATATTGGCAAATCAATGAAACGTAAATCATCTAAAAAATAAGTACTTATCATGGCAAAAAAGAAACAGAGTATGTTCGGCGGCAGGACCCGCAGGAGCATGGAAAAATCCACCACGAATTATGGTTACCTGAACCTGGCTGAAGATGTAAATATGTTCAAGCCCGAGGGAGCAACAGAGGTCGTTTTCGACATCATCCCCTATCCGGTAACGGACGAGAACCACATGGACAATAAAAAGTATGCTGATGATGCCGTTGTAGGTGAACTCTGGTGGAAACGCCCAATCAAGATTCACCGGGACGTTGGGCCAGAAGGTGTGACTGTTATTTGTCCTACTACCATCGGAGAAAAATGTCCCATCTGTGAATACGGAGGAAAGCGCAGGAAAGAAGGAGCTGATTGGAATGATGAACTCAAAGACATCTTCCCCAAAAACAGGACGCTATTCCTG